TTAATATGTGTATGTAAGCCAGACCCCTGCCTTTTTCTCGCCCCAGTCATACTCTCCCCTCAGACCTATGTACTTACTCCCTATGCGCCTGCTGACGCCATAGCTGATACCACTCACATAGTGATCAACGTCAATCTTCGCTCCAATCTCCCGAAGCACCACGGGCACGGATGGCGGCAATGATTTCAAGATTTCTTTCTGAAAGGTTTCTTGATTCTTCGACGAGGCTTCCAGCTCGATTAACTGCTTCTGCAGCTGCTCTTTCTGCAGTTTGGCTTCGGTCGATTCCTTCTCCGATGCTTTCAACTGTTTTTTTGCTGTCTGTAATTCCTGCGCTAATTGACTGCTGATTTCCAATTGCCTGTTGGAGTTTTGTTCCAACGTCACCAGTTCCGTTTCCGTTATCATGTATACCGGCTCGGCTGAACAAATAGCAGGCAAGAAAAAGAACTGCGCCAACACCCAGACCAATAAGAAAGCGATTATTAGATATCCAAGTTTTGATTTTTTCATACATGTTATTCCTCCATAGAAAAAAGCACTCTGCTTTCGCAAAGTGCTTTTTGTCATTTTTTTGAGATACGCGCCTTATTTTTTCGAACTAAATATTTTCGCCATTAAATATTTTAAACGTTATTTTGTATACCTAATTGCGTTTTTATTAATTCTAATTCTTGCCGTAATTTCTGATTTTCTGATTTAATACTTGTCATTTCTTCCTGCATTGTATACACACTGCTAATAGGCCCCTTTTGATATTGTTGCGGCAACGCTTTCTTAGCCCCGCCAAACTTCCATGTTACGCCAGCATTTACCATAAAATCATTACCGTTAGACGATGCCCCCATGTGGAGGATCGTTCTTTCATTAGTATAATGCGCTACACCAATTGCCATCGCGCTATGACCTTTATAGTTGCCCAAACCTGCCATTATCTGAGTTGGTTCATATGGATCATACGCAATTGGGTTCAAAGCGGCAAGAGCTGCTCCCAATGCGTCGCCTCTGTCAGAATCAGTTTTCACCGAATCTATCCTGCGATTTGTTTCACTTAATCCAGCGCTGAAATTTGCTTCAGTCAAACGCAGTTGTGAAACATTAACTGCATCAGTTGCTTCTGTACCTGCTGCAATATTAGTAAGCTGGCGTTCGCCACCAGCATAGCCAAAAGAAACCGTATTCTCTCTGTCGGCAATGGAATTAGTGCCTATGGCCACAGAATGGTTCTCTCGTGCCTCCGAATTCATTCCCATTGCCAAAGAATAATTACCTGATGCTTCGGCTCCATAACCAAAAGCTGCAGACATTGCACCGCTCGCTTTGGCTGATTCCCCTATAGCCTGCGAAGAAAATCCGCTTGCAACTGCAGTATTTCCCACCGCAATTGCCATATCGCCACTTGCAATTGCTCCTTCACCAGCAGCAACTGAAAAACTTCCGCTTGCTACTGAGTTATCACCTATTGCAACTGCCTGTGTTCCTGTAGCACTTCCTTCAGGAATAGCTGCATAGCCTACTGAAAATACAGTTCCAACTGAGAAAAGCACACCTAAAGCCAATATTTTTTTCATTATAATAAAGCCCCCTTGATAATAATTTTTTCTTGCTTTTAATTATTAAATCATGGCAATTCTAAATTTTCAAGTTTCTTAATTAAATAAACCTTTAAGCTGATTATTATAATTTATTTAATATTTAAAACATGTTATTTTTTTATTTTATAACGGTTAAAACAACATTGTTACCGCCCTCAATAATCATTTTACTTAGCTCTACACCGTCAGCGTTCTGCATTCGCAAGCAGCCATATGTCGGTATCCACCCTTGATAATCTGCATAAGGGTCAGGCAGTCCAGTACCCCCTCCGTGAATGTCTCTCCCTCGCGGGTCATTGCTGGTAATATAGAAGTTGCCATAAGGGGCTCCATATTTACCATTAGTGACCTCTGCCCATACGCTCGTATACGTTCCGTCCGGCAAACTCCCCCGTGGGTCTCCTGCGGCGTTATAGCCGGGTACAAAATCGTCTTTGCACGGCCACTGCCCAATCACTTGATATTGTTCGTCCATTGCAAACATCATCTGTTTGCTCCGCTGAAATTGAATTTCTTTTATCATCTTTATCCTTCCTCTCCATTAAGTCAATAGCCATGCTCAATGCTTCAACCTTCATGCGCTCTCTATCCCATGTGAGAAAGCGAGGGTCTAATGCGTTAAGCATGGCCTTTAGTTCTTTTATGGCTTCTTCGTTTGTAATTTTCATACTAATTTTTTAGTGTCTTTAATCGCCGCAAGTTTTTCACGAATCCACGCTGGGAAGATGTGACCCCAGCCGCCACGATCTGCGTTTTCGATAATGCTCATAGCTTCCATGATCCCGAACCCCGCAATAGCTCCGTACCTTGCGATATCTGTTTTAAGCATCACATCTACACCAGCGCAAAAGGCCACTACACCTAAAATGCTAGCTTTTTTGAACAAGCCACGGAAAGCCTTTTTGCTCCAAAGGTCATGCTCGTGCCATGCCGCATACATACCGGTCATGTAGTCAATGAACATAAAAATAAGCAGCCCTATAAACTGATTATCAAATCCGCCTACGGCCTTAGTTACTAACCCACCAACAACACCGCATACAATGACAATCTTGATTTCATAGGCCGCATAAAGCCCTAAAACAAACTCTCCAAACTCTTTTAAATACGACATTCTCAATCCTCCAACTCAATTGTATTTAATTCTTCTGCGCTTTGAGCTGCTTCGATTGCTGCTTTTTGTTTTCGATACCGCTCGTGCAACGCATTACTTCTGACTGCGCTGGTTACAAAAACACCCATAATATCAGCAGCAGTAATTACAGCTGTTGAGTTGTCTGCCATTGCCCAACCGATTGTTGCGCCTTCGCCCTGCACTGTCAATGCTTTTAACGCAATATCCAGCCTGTCACGGCTTTTTGTGTCAAAGTCATATGTATTGCCCTTGTACTCAACCGGGGCGACCTCTGCGGTATCCCTACGCAGTTTAGCGGCATTAATAAGCACTTCCTTACAGCGTTCCAGCGGTGGGTATTCTTCGACCTTTTCAATCCCTAAAGTCGAAAGAACATCTGCATCTGCTCCGACCGGAAAGCTGATATAAGGATACGCCTGTTTTAGCTGCGCAAAGCTGTCATATGTATTTCCTTCGTATTTATATTTGATAACCTTCTGTATCATTCGTACCACTCCAATTCTAAAGGAAAGTCTAATATCGGACCCGCCGTCAGGTTTGTATAGCCCCAATTAGCCAAGTCTTCGCTGAAAATATTATAAGAATTACTGTTAGGATCAAAAAGACTGTCCACATTATCTATTACAAAAGGACTTCCGCCTGTCGAAGAGCGAACAATAAGCCTTGACAACCCAGTAAACCTTTTTGACGCAGGAGGGACAGGCTCCGGAAGATTGTAGAAATACAATGCTGCTTCAATTAACAGCATGTTAGTTGGGTCTACTGCAAGAGTTACATTATAAATTTGAGTATCGCTTTTAATTGTTTGCAGTAAGGGAGACAAAGAGCCTTCTCCTTCATCTTGATAAGCACGAGTATAGCTGTATACATATGCGTCTAGTCCTGCATATGTCAAAGCAAGGCTTACGCGTCCCTGCCAGTTTATAAGCGTTCCTGCTTTCTTTGACGCTAATATCAATTTGCTTGACAAGCCCATTACAACGCCACCTTTCCAAGGATATAGATAAAGATAGCATTCGCAGGCTCATTCACTTCCATAGCGATTTTCAATACTTCGCCATCATCAATATCAGGCAATGCACCATCCATCATGTAAACTGTGGGAGTATTAGCTCCAATGCCATTGTTAGAACCAATACTGAACGTGCCAGTTCCGCCTGACCGAGAAACAGAAATAATAAACGTTTTGGCATATCCAGTCATATCACCAGTGTCTCTAAATACTACACTTCGGCTCAAACTGTTATTAAGGGTATAGGTCTGAATATTTGAGTCCCCTCGTTGTAAGACTGTTGGCAATACGCCGACTGCCTGCATATCGGATTTTGTTTTTAAACCTCCATTAAAGGTATTTGTAGCTGTAAAAGTGTTATCGGCAGCAGCGACTACATCACCTGCTCCTGTGCCGTCTTTGCCTTTATCACCTCTGGGTATTGTTATATTAAGTACGGCTGCTGTGTCTGTTCCGACGTTGGTCACGCTTGCTGTAGTTCCCGGCTCTCCTGTTGTTACAGTTCCTATTGCGACTGTAGCAGCTGCACCGTCTTTACCGTCAAACCCTGCCGGAATCCCGAAATCTAACACAGCTTTTTCAATAGTGCCACTGTTCGATACCGTTGCTGCCGATCCAGCTTCAAGAGTTTCAACACTACCAATCGTCAGCGTTCCGTATTGGACTACATTGACGCCACCTGGAACGGGCGTGAGCTTTATTGTCGGTATTTTAACTACTGGATCACTCACTGTGAACCACCGCCTTTATGTGTAAATTTGCAGGAAAAAGTAGCGTCGTGACTTGCCCTTCGCTGCGCAAGACAAGATCGTACACATACGAACCAACTGGTATATCCGCAAATGTCGCAGCCGGTATACTGACATTGATTAACCGGTCTGAAACGTCGCACTTCGCCTGATGTATTACATCCGAACTATTGGCTGTAGCCTTTACGGAAAAAGTAATATCATCATCAGCAGACACACCTTCAATTTCCCATGCACAGTTAAATGTATCCCCGTATGAGCATATAATATCCAACCCATTTGCGATAATCATCAGTTCACCCCCAGTTCGATCACGCGATACCAACCTGCTCCGCCGCTACCACCATATGAACCGCCAGCTCCGCCGCCGACGCTGGCAGTACCGGAACTTAAATTACGTTCGCATACTACGAGTATTACACCACCGCCGCCACCGCCGCCACCTGTCTGTATTGCGCTGTCCACTGTGACGCTTGTGCCATTTAAACCTGTAGAAATATACGATCCTATATTTTTATGTGATTTTGCTACAATGCGGATCATGCCGCCACCATTACCGCCAACCGCGCCCGAAAGTGTTTCCGTGCTGCCCCCCTCGGATATCGAATACACCCCGGGGCTTGATCCGCCGCCACCGCCGAGAATTTCTTCGCTATAGCAACCTGCTAAAACACCTGCAGCGTCAAGACTAAGCCTTGAACCGCCTATTTTAGTTCCGCTGCTATTAACTCCATAATACCCCGAATCCGAACTGGAACCAGCCGCGCCACCAGCTCCGCCGCCGATTGCAGGTTCGCCCGGATTTCCGTTAAGACCTATATTTGCCCCATATAAGTTTCTTATTTTTACCTGTTGCCCGGCTAGCCCACCGCCCCCACTGGCATTTATAGTTCCGGCATTTATAAACATTCCCTGACAACGAATATCTATAAACCCACTGACCGACACAGTCACCCCGGCGGGAATATATACACTGCGGTAATTCTTGCGGCCACTGATCGTTACGTTACCAGTAGGGTAGAAATCACCGTCGCTGCCATCACCACGGTCGCGCCACCATGAGGGGTACATATTGCAACTTACTCCCGTCAATGTTCCTTTGGCTAAATAAGTTACCTCGACCCCTTTCCCGGCATCTGCCGCCGAAAACTGTATCGTGCCTGTATTCCACGTACTATCATAGGCACTCGTATTATAATCGGGAAAAAACTGCCCTTCGATTGGTGTTGCTGCCACTTCGTCAAAATCAGCTCCGTAATGAACTGCCCCGTCACCGATATCTATAATCCTTACTATCGTAGTAGTCGGGCTATTCTTGACCGGAACTTCATTCAAGCAAATCGTATAAGGTGATATGCTTGGGATTAAATGTCGTTCTGTTAAAGTAATCGATGTCGGTACGTCCATAAACGGATCGTGTCTTATATCACTAGGTTTCGCCATTTTTTAACCTCCTGTCTTTAATTGTTTAGTTGAAGCTTGCTGAAGTAATTCTGCCATTCTTGCATTACGTTCGATATCAAAAAAATACTGTATTATTTCAAAAGGCTGTTCGCCGAGTTCCATATTCATTTTGATACCGACAGCTGCCGAAACTGTATATTTCAATTTAGATATCGGAAACGTGTACAGCTCCCCATGAGTAGCCGTGATCGCAGCCTGACCTTCTGTAGAAAGTTTTCGTACAAAAAAAGAACCGTCCGGTTTTGGATATTCAAGTTTTACTCCTGTCACCTTTGCCGATTTTGTCGGTTCTTTGTAGCGTTCTATTTGATTTTTTCCCCAGCGGTAAGCGTCTGATTCAGAATAAGCAGACGGAAGACTTAAAACCTGTTCCTGAATTCCGTATTTTAACTGACTTTCGACATCTTCAACGTATGCAAGCCATTGTTCACCGCGATCGTCTACATTGCCGCCCTTTACACGTCCAACGTTCACGACTTTTTCAACGTCCCATGTCGGAACAAAAGTGTCCAAATGCTCACCTACCCAAAAGCGCGCCTGTTCGTTTATGTCGTTGATTCTCGGTTTAAAGTACAACTGCCGATATTCGTTAACTCCGTATACATAATCAACAGCAAAATCTGATAACTGCTTCAGTGCTTCCTTCGCTGTTACACCGTCAAATTCGATGTAAGAAGCTGTATAACCCGTGTTAATGATGTTGTTCGCGTTATACTGTAAACCTATCTTACGTTCAACCTGACGAGCTATGTCAGCCACTATAGAAGATATCTCCCATCCGTTATAAGAACCAAATATCAAAACCTTTTCAAGCAAATTGAAATATCCATGTCCGACAAATTTGAAAGTGTTTTCCGTAGTACCCTCAACAGGCCGAGTGATAATATACCCACTCCACCATGGACGCGGATCATTGAACAAATGAACATCAATCCGCTGCCGGTAATTTAGTTCCCCATAGTCAGGCAATTTATTAAAAGTTATTTCAATCTTGCTGCAACCATTTTCTGATAAATCGAATGTCATTTTATCAATGGACGTTCCTTCGCTTCCCGCGCCGAAGATTGCAGTTTTTGTTCCGTCTGCATTATACGCAATAACGTCATAAACCTCGGGTAAATAACCGATTAAGTCGTCCGGCGTGACATTCGAACCGTCGTCCATGATATTTGCCGCGTGTATAAATCTACCGTGTGGGCGCAGTCCGTAAAGTAAATTACTCATACAAACCACCTTTCAGTAAACTGTATATCAACTTCGCCAGCTGACCCGGTATATTTGTATGTATTTCGTCCCGGGGCAGCGTGTAAGAACAGCCCTGAAAAAGTATTCAAACTGTTAGCTGAACCACGTCTTACTGTACCAGTTTCGCCATTAACTACAGCCGCCGCTGGTGCTGTCAAAAGAGTGTCCCGCAGTCTGAAACTTTCGCCACTTTCCACATGGACGATAGAAATATCCGGCATGGATTGTCCTTCAAATGGTCTGAAAGTAAAAATCAGAGGCACGTCTACAGACGCTTCGCTGTGGATACTTATTTCCGTACCGCTCTGAAGTTCTTCAAAGACTGTCTTTCGCAAAGTAGAAGCCGTTGCATATCTGAAAGGATCTGCAAGCAACAATGATATTTCAATGTCGCTCCACCTTTGCTTAAAGCCTTTTTGATACTTGTGTTTCAACTTACTGATTCCAGCGACTTTGAAACAACGATCAGGACGACCAGTGTGTAAAACATAATCCCTTTGAGCAAAGGCCTGATAAGCTTCATTGACTATTTGATCATGATCTTTTTCGGATTCACGTTTCAAATCGAACGAGACTTTTATACTGCGCCCTTTTACATAGCCGTCGCCTACGGCATAACTACCATGAGCAAAAGCCCTGTCCTGTAACTTCAAAGAAAAATCATAACTGCCTACGTCGTCAAGCTCCCAACCGTCCGGCAAAACATAAACCCGATCGTTTTTTATGATTTTTAGTCTGCCGTCGTTTTTAAAAATATTACGATCCATGTTTACCCCCTTCTTCCGGACGCTATTATGTCATTGAGTGCTGCGAACAAGTCGTTGACATCTGCCGCGCTGTTAATATCGCCGTAAATGTTTTGTTCGATCACTGTTCCACCGCCTCCCAACGTATCAGGATCAATCCCGAGCAAATCGGCAAATATACCGTTTCGAAGTGGTATAACTGCCTCATCGCTCTTTCCTTCACCCATCAGCGCGAACATCGGTGCTGTAATAACGCCGCCAGTAGCAAACGCCCCGCTGCTCATGCCAATACTCATCATCGTTTCTGTCGCAGTTGCATATGCTATCGGCCCAGCGACCGGCCCGACCTCTGCGATAGACTTTTGTACAGCAGGCGCAACCAAACTGGCTGCCAACGCTTTGTTTTTAGCGATTTCCTTTGTACGAAGCTTGTCTGATAACGCACCCGCCATCATACGGCTAATTTGCCACTGAATAAACATCTGCGCGATCTGTTTGCCAGCACTTTTAAACACATCTGAAAGTTTGTTTCCGTTAACGATGGCGTCAGCAATACCGGAGGAAAGATTATCTTTCAAAGTCGAGGCAGCTTCAAGTGCAAAATCCATATAGCTTTGTTCTGCTTCCATACGCCACTCGTTATAAGCTTGCATTAACGCCTGCTCCTGCTCGCGTTCAGCCACTTTCTTTTCAAGTTCTTGCATTCTAAGGGCTTCTTCTTCACTCATTCTCCCTTGAACCATTGCCAGCATTAAAGCTTGATGTTCTTCTTCATCTTTTCGAGCTTCATCATGATACTTTTCAAGAGCATTTTTATTTTGAAAAAAAGTGCTTTCTTTAATAGAAGCCGCTTCTGCTTCAGTCTGTTTTAATAAATCAAGACGATCGGCTTCGGTTTTAGCAAGCAATTCAGCGGCTTTACTATTGCCGTCGGCTTCAGCTTTAAGCCGGGCGGTCTGTGCGTCTTCATACGCCTGACGCACCTTATCAACTTGCTCGTCGACATTTCCAAAAAGCGAATTATCAGTGTCGCCCTTAATAGAATCCCAAGTGCTTTGAAAATCTTCAACTTTTCGTGTAGCGTCGTCGAATAAAGCAAGATATTCCCGGGCGTCCTGAACCGAAGTGTCCCGAGCTGATTTAGAAGAACCTCCACCCCCACCTCGTCCACCTGATCCCATGAAGTCAAGTGTCCCAGGGGTAGTATCAGTTTGCGCTAGAACAGCGTCTTGCAACATTTTAGACGGATCAAAATCAGAACTAACCTTGTCATAATCATCGCTATCATACGAAGTATACGCAGATCCTTCTTTTTGAGTGACGTTCCCTAAATCGTCATATTCAAAAGAACCGCCGTTTTGGGCATGTTCATAATCTTTCACACCTTTGTATACGGCCGCACCAGCCACAACAGCCGCTCCTATACCGATAGCCGCAACAGACAGCGCAGCCGCTCTTGCTGAAGTACTCAACGCAAGATACGCTTGTGACGCCCTATCTATCGCAGAAATCCACGGACCGGCTACAGCAATAACGCCTTGAGCTGCAAGAGAAATCGCAGCCGCTCCTGCTGCCACTTCTAAAGCTATCGCAGCATTCTGCCTTTGCTCTGGTGTAAGATCTGCGAACCATTTTGCAACATCTCGCGTTCCTTCTGCTAGCGCTTTAAATTGCGGTAACATTTCAGCTCCAATGCTTACCGCTAAGCCTTTCATAGCCTGACCTGCTGCGTTGATTTCAAACTCTGCGTCTTCAAAAGCCTGCGTCGTCGCATGATCCAAAACAAGACCTGTTTTTTCAGCAGACTTATAAACTTCTTGAAATTGGCTTTCTGTAAGATTTAAAAGGTCATTAAGTTTTGCACCGCTTCGCCCGAAAATCTCCATTTCCATCGCTGTTTTTTCTACGCCGTTAGCCATTGCCCGATGTTTATTTGTTACATTGGTCAATATTTGCTCTGCTGACAATAATCTGCCGTTAGTATCCAGTATTTGAATGCCGAATTTTGTAAATACGTCCATGCTTTCATTCCCGGACGTCGCAGCGGTTTCTATAGATTTCGCAGCAGTGTAAGCAGACTTCGACATCTTCGCCATAGCGTCAGACATATCTGAAGTAGCAAGACCGACATATTCGCCAACTGCTAATAAACGACTTGCACTTTCAGCCGACATATTCGTTTTATCTTCAAGGTCATTTACTGCGGCCGCCCAATTTCTAACTGCCGCGACAGGCATTGCAACCGCACCAATAGATAATAACTGACCTCGCATACTGTTGATTTTCGAAACTGTACTTTCGATAAGGCCTTCGCTTTCTTTCAAACCTTTCTTTAAATCAGTATTGACTGCGCCGAGTTTTACATTCATATTCCCGACAGTACCCAATAGTATCACCCTCCTTTCTGTGCAAGTTTAGTGAAATATTCTTTTTCATCTAAAAGTTCTTGACGACTTTTTTTCTTTCTATCCTGCAAAGGCTTCAGTATTTTTTCAGGCGTAACCGAATTCTTTTTCACATGAGGGGCAACAAGCCAGTACGCAAAATAAGCCGCTACAGCGTTTTTCCTGTCTGTACTGACCTTATACCCCTCGAACATCGTTTCAATCTCTTGTGGCTGCATTTGCTCTAATTCTCGGGGCTTTAGATTGAGTAATCCATAAGCAGCAGCTTCAATACCATTAAACCATTCTGTCGCAGAAAACAGTTTTACTCTGCCGTATTCGTTTGTTTTGTATTCTTCTTTTGAGCAGGTTTTTTCTGTTCCTGCTTTTTTCCAAAGATACCTGTTTCCAAAATCGCCTTCATAATGGGCAAACCAAAGTCTGTAATCGACGCTCCGTTTTCAAGTGCGGAATCAATAAGATTAGCAACAGTCTGTTTTTCCTCTTTGTCTTTAGCACACTCATTATAAGCGACAGGTAATATTTGATAAATTGACGTAAGTGTATATACTCCGTGCGTAAAGTTTCTGAAAATTTCTATGATCGACAATCCCGTTATAGATTCGATGGTCATGAGATCCTTTATGTTCAAAGTCAAATAATCTTCTTTATTTCCGAATAATTCAAATGATACTGTTTTTCTCATGTTTTAAATCCTCCTTATAAAAAGAAAAGCGGGCAAGATCGCCCGCTTAAAATTATTGTTTTTCTAACTTACCGTTACCGGTAATAGTACAGCTGATAGTTGCGACATCGTCATGTGGTGTTTCCATACTGTAATCGGTTACACTTCCCCAGCCGATAAACTCGTCACCATTCGGATATACGAATTTGCAGTTTACTTCTACACCGTTTTCAAAAGCATAGTCCATTGCGGCCGCGCCTTCATCGGTCAAGACAACAATGGTTTCAAGCTCCATGCTCCAAGAGCGTAAGCCTGCTTTTGTAATTTTCCAACCGCCTGTAGTCTTATGAGAACAATCGATTTCATCAGCAGTTCTACCTAAAGATGTACTACGTTGACCACCGACCGGTGTCCACTGGGGGGTGTCTACTGATCCTGTGTTTACATAAAGTAAATAATCTTTACCCAAAGACGCGTCTGCGCTATTAGGATTCACAGGTAAATTTGTAATTGGCATTATATTCACTCCTTATTTTGTATTTTTGCTAACATGGTTATAACTCCGTGATAACCGTTATTGTCTTCCGGGAACGCTTCGAAATAATCGATCGTTGTTCCCATATGATGAAACCCGTCTTCTGATAAATCAAATTCAGCTGCACATAACAAAGTTATTATGTCATTAGCAATTTGATTGACCTCTTTTTTTCCCTGATACTCACTCCAAACATCAATGTTTAATGTTACATCGACAATGTCGTTGACCTTAGTCCCCGCTTCCTTACAGGTAAATAACCCGAAAGTAATATAAGGGGCTTCAGCCCTCGGGGACACGTCATCATAAACCGGGACGTCTTGATATTCTGTAAGACGCGTATAAACAGCAGCACTAATGGAATTCAGCGGTATTCTTTTCATCGTTTTTTCTCCGTTTCTGCTCGTACTGCGGCTTTGATATTATCAATATAAACTTTACGTTCCTGAAGATACGCTGGCTGCAAAAATGGTTTCGGCTTTGATCCGGGGTGTTTGATCGGCCCGGAAACAAAGTTGTCGCCGATTTTTATAGTCTTACCTTCCGGAACAAGAAGGTGCGATTTCGTACCGAATTCCACAAGATGAGAATGCGGGGCTTTACTCCAAACAATACCACCGGCGCGACCTTTGCTTAACTTCGCCCGTTGTACAGTAATCCTTGATTTCAGATCCAGTTTTCTACCGCCGGAATTCACCCTAACGCCTCGGCTGCTAACACGTTGTTTCGCCCCCCGGGATATTTTCCCTAAGCTCCGATTTGTAATTTTTTCAAGCTGCTTCTGTACATTCTGATCAAATATCTTGTGATTCTGCATGATCGCTTTAACCGTTTTAATATCAACTGCTACAGACATTTTCATTTTTAAGACCTCTTTTGAATTTCTCGCACCTGTAAAACTGTGGCATTATCATACCCGTCATACGAATGCAAAACATTGAAAGTCTTTCCCTCGTGCAGTACACGCCAGCCCGGAACGATTTGATTGTCCCTCCGCAAAACTATTTCATATGTTAAATCAGACGAAACCGCCCCTTGAACGTTTAAAACAGAGCTGCGGGGAACTTTAATACTTGCCCAAGGCATAAAGGCCGTAACCCATTCACGATTACGGCCGCCCTGTCCGTCAGGAACATCAATCGGTTTTAAAATGGTTATTTGCTTGTCAAGCTTACCAATCAGCATTTAACCACCGCCCCAATACTGCATTTGTGTAATCATTGTTCGAACGGTAAAACCGTAATCTTTCGGTTCTCGCCCGCCTTGATTACGGTTTTCATAAAGCTCGGCGATCAGTGCCATTTGACACATTTCTGCTTTTGCTTTAAACCGATCGTTCATTATTTTTTCATCATACCCGGTAACGGCGTCACTGATAATTCCTTCAGCTACACTCATCATTCTTTCAAGTAAGCCATCTTCAACGTCATTTGTAATACGCAGATATAACTTCACTTCTTCAAGATCCATACTGTTCCCCCCCTTCGCAGGTTTATAACCCGCGGTAGATTAAGCCGGGGTGATTTGCAGATATACCATTGCTTTAGCATCAGCTTTCTGAACATCGAAGCGTTCAATAGCACGAACCATAGAAGCATTCATGCTGAAACCTGCGTCCGTAGACAGGTCAACAGTAACTTGTTTGCGATCGAAGAATTTGCAGAACTCTGCCATATCGCCGACAAAGAATGGGTGTGCGCCACCTACATCAGAAAGTTGTTCGTTTTTAACGACGTGGATAATACGTCCAGCGAGCTGTTTTTTCGTCAGATCCGTCAGTACAGGCTGAAGCAAAGGCAAACCGTTGTCCAGCTTTACTTGATCGAGATAATCAAATCCGTTTTGATTTGTGATAATAACTGCTGTCGCCGAAATAGCAGGATCAAGAGAAACATTCAGCGCAGTTTTGATATCATCATAACTCTCACCGACTTCAGGGGTAAGAGTTTGTAACAATGCGATAATTTTAGAGTTTTCGGTGTTAACGCCTTTGCGAACAAATCGGCGGCCGATCACACCAATGAGATCAATGTCGATGTCTTCTAACAGCTCATTAGCAACAGGGATAATTTCACCGTACGTTCCAACGTTAAAAGAGATCTGCGCAAAATTGATATCTTTTTTATTAATGTCATTCAACTCGTCGAAATTAATCAGTTCGGAATTGTCTTCGACAGTAGTCGGAATCGAACCGCTACGACGTGTTACCGGGATAACTTCGCATAAATCTTTCAATGCGATAAGACCGCGGCGATATTCAATCAAACGATCGAACTGTTCTTCCGGAAGCAAATAACCGCCCTTGCTCTTAATGCCCCCTGCTTGACCGGGTGTTCCGACTGCATTAGTGGCATATTTCTTTTCATCTTCAGTCAACGGCATATTTAAAATTTGCTTATTAAATACACGGTTTTTCATAACAGAATTATCAACAGTCACAGCATGTTCTACAGGGTTACCTGCGAAGTTTTCCATTTCTTCCTGTTCAATAGCTTCTTGAACAGTAACAGCGTTTTTCATGGTATTTAACTCGTCAAGTTTACTATGTGCTTCGTTGACCTTTCCGGCTGCCTGTAACGTTTTAATTTCATTTTTCAGTGCGTCAAGTTGTTTTTTCATTTCTACAGATTTTCTCATATTATTATTCCTCCTTAAATTAAAGCCAAAGTGATATCAATTTCCCTTTGCTTTTGCTCGTTTTTATTTTTTTCAGGTTCAACACGGTTTTTAATAGCAGCCGGAACATTCTTGAAATGACTTAAATCCCCGGCGTAGGCCACAGCTTCAAACGGCTCTGTAACATTGACTTTGAATATTTCAGCGACCTGACTGCCTGTCAACCAAGTTTCAGAATTGACCATTTCAATAATGGTTTCCTCTGTAACACCATCGTGTACGTTTTCCATGTACAACGAAATAAGCCCCTGCTGAATGACGTCAAGCGCGTCAGCTGTCTTTCGCAATTCATTAGCGTCGCCCCACGCTCCGCCCGCTGGTTTATGAATCATCAAATACGCATTCGAAGGGATTTCCAGCTCGTCACAAGAAAATACTATTTGTGTCGCAATGCTGGCAGCAATGCCGTCTACAACTGCTTTAGTGTGTCCGTCGTGGCGTTTCAGCATGTTAGCAATAGCAACACCAGCAAACACATGCCCGCCGTCGCTGTTGACGTAAACAGTTAAGTTTTTACCTTTAACACTGTCTAATTGCTTTTTAATTTCTAAAGGATATACGTCGGGATCATCTTCCCAGCCCCAATTCCAACTATCGTCCCTTATAACACCATAGATATAAATATCTGCACTGGTTTCTGTCTGATTTCGAATATCCAAGAAATTCGTTTTTTCTTTCAATTTATTCACCCCCTTTCGCATACGCATTACCTAATTTATCAAGGTCAGTATATGAACCGTTGACAACAATGACGTCGCCGCCCGGTGCGGGTGGCAATCCAGCTTTCTTTCTTGCTTCGTTGATCGTATAAATACTGCCGCTGACGTAGTTTCGCAAAGATTCAGACTGCGTTTTAATGTCGCCCCGTAAAATAGTTCCGACATTAAACTGATAGCTTAACCCTTGTTCAATTTCTTCATTGGTTAGAAGTTTGTAATTCAATTCTTCCTCCCACTGCGTAAGAATGGCCAGCAACGTATCGACATAAAAAGTCAAATTCTGCATTTCGCTGTTGCTGTAACTACTTTTATCGTAGTTATTCAAATGATTCGGCTTTATACCGAAAGCCGCTGCAACTTGCAGACTGCTGAATTTCTTCAGCTCATAAAACTGACTGTCAGTAAGTTTAAGATCCAGTGGGACAATGTCGAAGCCTAGAGGCAGGGGAATTATTCTGTCGCCACCTGCCCCGCCAAACCCGGACAATTCTTTCACTAAAGATTCTTTTTTCTCTTTGCTTAAATCACCAACAAATTTAACTACAGCACTAGCAGTCAAGCCTTTTTGGTATAAGTCATTTAAAAAACCTTGTGCGGCTTTATTCCCCTCCATGTTTCTCGCCAATACCTCACGAACACACATTCCGACAAGGCCGTCTTGTGATAGTCCACCTTTTAAGTGCAGTACATCAGAAGGATTTAACCAGTAATTTCTACCACCTTTAGGATCAAAATACCGATAAAAAAACGCCCGACTTGTAAAATCCGGCGTATCAGCTACCCACATTTGAACTTGTCTGCTGTCTAATGGATACAGCCCTTCTAATTTTCCCGCGGCGTCGTGTTTGATAAAAGCATATGCGTTACCGTAGTGATTTCGCGAATACTCCATTAGCACCTTGAAATTAAACGGTGTCATATACTTGTTAGGCCTTACCTTCACTGCCCGATAACTGTCATGCGTTGTTATCCGGTTATTTTCACCGTCGTGAAGGTGGATCGATAATTTCCCCAACGCTTCAGATAAAACTTTTAAACATGTGAAATATGTTATTTCCGATAGATCCGTACCGGTATAACCTGCTGCTCGCGATTGAAAAAATGAATTTAATTCTGATAAACTGACGCTATTACTAACATTCAGCTTTCTTTTCGCTTGAAACACATCGATTTTTTCGACAAGCTTATTGAATAAACTCACGTTTTAGCACCCTCCTTTCTCTGTTTCATAATGGCCTCCCATGTGTCGAACTCCTCGTTTGCGTCGTATGGTGTTCTGTCGCAGTTTAAGAACATTATTTTCCACGCGTCTATAATCGAATAGATCGGATCAATTCGCGCGCCGACAGTGTCTTTGACAATTTTAATTTCACCAAAGCTATTTTTTACAAGTTCTGCATTAACGGCAGACCATGATAACAGCGCATTTCTGCGGTCATACATTATTTGACCAGCTTCAACTGACTGCCTGAAATCAACAGTACAATCGCTTAAACTTTTAGCTGATTGAGCTACATCAATTAAATCACAGCCTAGAAAATCAAGGTCAGATAAAAAAGCACTGGCATTGTGATTATCATAACCAACGGCAAGAATTTTCAGACTGTATTTTTCAATCAATTCTTTCAAATGTGTGAGAATATACTTATAATCTGTTTTCAGTCCAAAAGCTCCTGACGTGAGAGTTAAAAAGCCTTGATTTACCCAAACCCGATAAGGGGCTTCGTCGGTTTTTTCATGTTCTAATAGACGCAATTCAGGCATGAAAGAATGAGAATAAACATATACTTTCTGATCATCAAGAGGAAAAACCAGTCCTATACTGGTTAAGTCGCCCCCCTGCGATAAATCTATACCCAAGTAACATTCTCTGCCTTTCATATCTTCTAATGTTAAATCAGATTCACACTGTTTCCATTTCGCAATGTCCAACAATGAACCAGCCGAATAAGTCACCCAAATATTTAAAGACTTTGTCATGAAATTCAAAAGTTCGGTGTCGCCTTTTTCTTTGGCTTCCAGAGCTTTTTCAGCCATGCGTTTAATCTTTTCTTGATCCATGTTCAAATCATCAGACCAAAGATTCAGCGGATTTGCTTTTGCCCAGTTTTCGGGTAACCACATATCATCATCTTTATTCATTTCAGCGATGTATATGAAAAGCGATTCTTTGGCGATAACACCTTCTAAAACTTTATCGCAAAATTTATACTGCTCATAACACGCACCGTTTAAGTCGAAACCTGCGGTAGTGATCGCCATTGTCAGCGCACTGTCAACCATTATTTGACCGTCAAGCATGAGCTTATACATCTGATTATTTTTATGAGCATGATACTCGTCTACGATCGCAAGCACTGATCTGAAACCGTCTGCACTTTTGGTATCTCTGCCAATCGCTTTAATTTCTGTACCAGTTATCTTACTTACGATAGTGCGATCATGTTCTCGAATTTTATAAAGTTCTTCCAGTTCCGAATCTGATCTGATAAATTTCGCAATCTCGTCCCAAACTATATTTGCCTGATCCTGTTTTGTCGCAGTACAGAAAACACGGCCAAGGTGATAACCTGAAAAAGAAGCAATATCATTCGCGATCTCACCTGCTAAAAAAGATTTACCATTTTGCCGGCCGACCTGAATGTATGCTTCCCTGTACCGTCTTTCTTTAGTTCTTTTTTTTCGCCAACCGAATAAGCTGCCGATGATGAAATTTTGAAATCCCCGCGTTCGAAGCCGTTTCTGTTCACTTCCTTCAGCTATGGTTAATTCATTGGCTAGATCGATATGTTTTTCTGCTTCCTCTAAATCAAATTTATAATCAAAGTTTTTACGTTTCAAATCATCAAGATGACGTTTACAAGCTAAATACTCCTTGCGGCCGGATATCCTCTTACCTGATACAATTAATTTCGCATAAGCGGTCGTGCGATCAATCATTTTTCAGCATACTTTAAATACTTATTAGTCGCCGGCATTTCTTCGCAAGGAACGATCAGCTTCAGCCGATCCGTTGTCGCCAATCCTAATTTAGTGGAACACTGCATGATTTGTTTAACGTATTTTTCCTGCGCCAATACATAAGGACTAACGACTTCTTGAATTCCGTATTTAGTTTCTCGATCTCCGGTAATTCCATTTTCATTAATAAACTTTGTAGCTTCAATGTATCGACTATAAGCATTTGAATAAACTGCAAGAATAGAAAGATCCAAGTTATCAAGCAAGTTAATATTTCCAGCTTCATCAACAACTCGCGAAAATTCTTCGGCGGCAAACGCGTCGAGCCAACTCGGCGGCGTTAATCCGTTTCGGGAAAGTTTCAGTTTTTCTTCCTGTTTTAATTTAGCCTGAATGGCTTCTTTTCCGATTTTTCCAGTGGCGACGCTCGCCGATTTCTTCTGTCTGCCTCCCATGAGCAGCAGCTCCTTTCTTTTAAAAATTTCATTTTTGGCGATTTCTCGCAAAAAAACACAAAGCGCGGTATCGGACGGACAGGGCAAGAACTTTTTTGCCCTCCCCCTACCTTCCGACGTAAATTTGTAAAAACTTTTCTAATTTTTTTTGTAATATTTTCTTTTCATAACTATCACGCAAATAAATACGATGTATAGCAGCATGGCTTTTAACACTGACATATAACAGATTGTTTATATCAAACCTTCTGTCAGGTGCTTCGTCCAGTTCATAGATATGATGACACAGCTGACCGGGAACGATACGACCTTCAGTCATAAGAATATAAAGATCGATACCGTTACATCTTTCTTTGCATTGAACAGTTAATATAGACCATTCCTTACTACGATAAACAGCCGCGCTTTCTTTATCCCTACGATATAAGTCATACTCTTTATGACGTTTCTTTTCGCAGCACGATCCAGAAGCCGGGTAAAACTTGCCACACTTACTACATATCTTAGTTAACATAATGATCCAACTTTCAAATAAAAAAGGACGACAACCGAGTTGGTCATCGTCCTGCGATATTTTGATAGCATAATAATATCACGCCTTAAATCGACTTTCAACTGAAACGAACTGCAATCAACTGCAACAAACTGAAACGAACTGCAATCAACTGCAAACTGTAAACTTTTCCAATGCTATATTATGAATACTATAAACAGTTCTTTCGCTTACTCCCAGCATGTCGGCAACTTCTTTCCAGTACAGCCCTTCAACATAATATAATTCTAAAACAGTTACGCACTTTAAATCTTCGACTGCATTTATTCGTTCAAGGATCTTACTTTGTTTGATCCGCAGATTTTCGATCTTCTCTGCTGTTTCGTCCTCAACTGTTACAGCCTCGACAACTTTATCGGCAATAGTGAAAGTCTTACCACCTTTAGGCATACCGTCAAGTTTAACTGACCCCAGTGAATATAAACATTGTTTTCGATTTTCAAGCCGATCGCGTAATATTCTGATACGGGATTCAATAACGCCGTATTCATTTAAGAATTCTATTTTTTTCAGCGTTTCTTTATCATAGTTCAGAACATCACCCCGCTTTGATAGTTGAAATATAATTCCGTGACAAGTACAAAACACGTCTAACACCAGTCACAATGCTGCTTCAAGGCTTCTGTCACAGAATTGTGTCTCACAATCCTTTTTGATTCCGTGACAACAAAGTGTAGCATTCATGCGGTTTTCAGGAATTTTGTCACATGTCACAGAAAAAACGCCCTAAATATATATATATATATAATATATTATCTTTACTCATTTTCTATATATACTATATATTTTATTATATTTATAGATTTAAAAATAAAAGTGTGATTATGTGACAAAATATATTCTAACCCGCATTATCACTCACTTTTTTTGTCACAAAAACTGTCACAGAATATCAATTTGTCACAGAATGTTTTTGTGACAAAGCTTATGATTTGATATACACACCGTTTCATGCCATAAGATAAATTGTTTTTGCTTCGTTTGACCTTTCCACAATAACTGTATTCAAAATCAGTGATGTACCCATGTCAATATCTTGACAGCTATTTATTAAATGAATTTCCGTATAATCATTGTAGTTCTCTAAAATTTTTATCATTTCTGCTTTAGTCATTTTTATTCTCCTTCTTTAATCTAAACTAACTACGAAAAATCGTTTCCGTGTACCGTCGTTCATTCGTTTTTGTATTTGCTGTTCTGCCAATCCAAATTTACGTATCAGTTCACGATTGAAAGATTTCTTACCGGTGATTTCCCGAATGTTTGAAATTTTACACCAGTCAGTGAACTTTATATATAGGTCATTTGCAGGTGTATTCAAAATTTCTTCAACAGTCATATCAGCTTCATCAACCCAAGTCAAAACCGTTGAATTCTCTATCATGTATTTTTGCTTTGCCTGTTCAACCACTTTCGGCAACGTAAACCGTTTATTTTGTACTAGCCGGCGCAATCCTTTAATAGCTAAATTCAGCAGGTACGACAAAGCAATTTCACTGGTAATTTTTTCGAAAATCATCGGGTCGTAATCATCGTCGTTTTTTGAAAATTTAGCATTGAACGGAATGAATGTCAGCTTTCTCATCATGCCATCTGTTTTATCAGCAGATCGAGGAATTTCATTCGCGCTAAATAACTGCGTTGCATACGGTTCAAGTGTGAACGGCATTCCGAATTTTCGTTGCACCTGTAACGGCTCACCGCTGAACAGCTTTTTCAATGTTCCCGTTTCTTTCAACGACCCGTAATTTATATCGTCACCGATGTTTACAAGCTTATTTTCAAGCTCGGCCGTAATGAAAGTCCCCGTTAACTGTTCAAGTGAAATCGTAGCACAGTTTTCTAAACCGATAAACGTCCGGATCAATTTTAGAATTGTGGATTTGCCATTGCTGCCGCTACCGTAGAACAAGAACGCCGTTTGAAAGATGTTCTTGTGTAAAAGACAATCTCCGACGATTTCTTCAAACAGATTGATACATTCGCGGTCACCGCAAAACACTCTGTTTAACATTATATCTAAATCGTCTGATTTCGCTTCCGGATCGTAATTCACTGGGATTCGTTCGAATTCGATCGCGTCCGGGGTATATGGTAATCGCTCACATGTTTTTAAATTTAGCCTGGTATTTTTTAGATTGACAATGTAAGGATCTTTTTTTATCTGACTGCGATCTAGTGACGTCATTATTTTCATGTATGCAATCACTTCGTTACGTTCGCGCCATTTTATACCGGGGTAAGCTGCAATCATCTGCCGTTCGATCTGTTGCAGGTTAGGCTGATAGTATCCGTCACGATAGATATAAATTTTATCGTTATAAGTTATCAGCCTATCGACCGCAAGCAATTCATCGGCGAATATATTATGCTCGAATTTACTACGCTTGACTTCCTTTTCAGCGATCTGCGCTTCGATTTCTTCATCAGACTTGAAAGCTTCATCACGAAGGATCAAATCAACTTCGTACTGTGGTAAGGATTCAGCCAAAACAAATCGGTTGACTACATTGATAGTTTCTTTTACTTCGTCGCGCTTGAAGCCCTTACTTTGCAAATATACTATGTACGAAAACAATTCTTGATTACGCCCGCTGCCGTCACCCATGTCTTTAAACCGGTAATGATCCCCGGGTTGTGATACAGGGTGTAGCCATTTAGGAACAGTCATAACTTCATCGTCATCGCATTCACGCAGCCATTTTCGCATGACGCCATTATCTTTGATTTTCACATAAGCATTACGAGAATGTGACCGGCAGTCACTATAAACGCCGATTGCAAGACGTGTTTTTGTAAAATTCTTCCACGGTTCAGCTGATTTAAACCAAACATGTACGCCGCGCGATGTTTGCATGACTTTGCATTTTAAATCAAGATCATTGATGATCTGCTTAATTATATCTGCGTCGCTGATCGTATCAAAATCAAGCACTATAAACGGTTCAGGTACGATCATAGCAAGATTGTCGAAGTCTTTGACCTTGTCCCACGGGAGAGCTTTCAGCCCGTCCTTAAACCGATGTACTGCTCTTTTTTCGTTATCCAGTACGATATATTTTTTATCCAATGCCCCGCCCCCTTTCTTTTTCGATTATCTGAATTGCTTCACTTAGTGTCCGCGGACAGTAGTGTCTTCCGTTCGATCTTATAATCCTGATAGCGTGGATCTCTTGATCAGGCTGCATTCCGTTATCATGCACTTTACATTCAAAAGCTATAAATTTACCATTCAAACATATTAGGAGATCGGGAACGCCTTTCGCGGTCATTCCCGATCCATATGTATTTACATAATAAATTCCGTTAGCTTTCAAATAGTTGATTATTTTTGATTGCAAACGGCTTTCGCGCATTAGATATCGTCAAGAGGATCGTACCCTTCAGCGTCCTCATTGCCTGCGTCTTCAAACCCGAGAGCTGGCTCAATATCGCTTAAATTAGTGAACGTCATCATTTTGTCAGGATTTTTAGTTGACGGCGTTTTGCTGTGAGTAACGACGCCTTTCAGATAGCAGCCGACAAGATCGTTTTCGTCGATTTCATCAAGAGCAAAATCATTCAATGCTGTCTTAGCCATGAATGAAAAGGCTTTCAATGCCCCTTCGTTAGTTTCACCGTTAGTTTTTATTAAAGAATAACGTTCAACGTGTTTAAGCCCTGTTTTAGTTGCCATAGTGATAATCATTTTTCCGAAGTCAGCTTTATATTCAACTTCAACGATTTTAAAAGTGTGTTCCCCTTCCGGGATAGTAGTAAATTCAGATTTTGCAAGTTTAATTGCCATAATAAAATACCTCTTTTCTTTAAATTAATTCTTGAAAAATAACGCCGTGGATATCTTGATTTTTGATAACAACCAAGTAATTAATGGTTTTTTCATCGACATCGATAGAACCAGTATAAACATGATCCTGTTTTTCTAGCAAACCAAACGCTTCATTTGATATGCTGACTTCTTTGCCGTTATGATCCTGAAAGATTCTTCTGATCGCGCTTGAACTCCCGTCAGCTTCAAGAACAATAGCCCTCGACAATTCAGCCACTTTCGCTAATTCGTCAATGTCAAATATTTCGAATACTTTGGTCAATATTTCCGATTTCTCTGCCTTTGCTGTCTGATAAAAATCAAGAGCAAAATCAGGGATAACTACAGCTGTCGGTCCTGCTACAAGGAAACTGTAACCGAATGCTTTAACAAGTTGTCCATGTGCGCCGATCTTTTTAGCAAATTTTTCAAATTTCATGATTGCACCGCCTTTTCAATTTCTAATTTTTTGATATCGGAGAATTTGAAGGTAGTTATTTTATCAGTTTCAACTGCTAACTTTTTACCCTTTTCGTCGCCGATAGAATAAACTTTCAAAACATTGCCTGTAAAAACCATATCCCCGCCACCTTTAAGGCTAATCCTTACTATCATTTTCATTCACCGCCTTGACCGACATTCGATATTCAACTTTTTCGACAAGGTATTTTTCATACAGCTCGTCTTGCTTTAATTTTTCAGTATCAACTGACGATTTAGTGTTTTTGGATAATGTGTAAATGTATGCTGTCGACTTAATTTCGACCCTGTCGTCGTTGTCGCCAAATTTGCCCTGAAGGTTCTTTTTCAGCTTTTCTTTGTTTTCTTTCAAGCGTTTTTCTATTACTTTAATCTCGGACGACGCCTTATTGTAGGCAGATTGATCTGCGTCGATAACAGCAAGCAATTTTTCAATCTCGTCGTCTTTTACGCCTACAACATTGGTGCGTAAGGCTTTTAAAATATCGGCGTCTTTTCTTTCGTCGAAATCCGGTGAAATGCCAGTTTCAACATGATCTTTCCAAAATTTCATTGCAGGTTTTATATAGCGTTTTTCAAAATCAGGAAAGTCCTCTGACATTTTCCATTCGACAACTATAGTATTATCAATAGTCGGCACAAACACCGCGGGATCTTCGTAATCCCCGTCTTTCAAGAACGAACACGTTATGATTACGTCATCGATTTTTGACAAGTACGCATATAACGCCGCCTGAAGTTTGTAATAGATTGGAATATCTTTAAGCCAGTCTTCAGCCCTTTTCGTGGTTTTGATCTCGACAATTAGATCGTCTGATTTAGCGTCCCACATGCCGCCGAATATTTTGACATCACCGTAAAAGTCGCCGTAAGTCTTTTTAAAATAGTCTTTACCGTAAACGTCTTCAGGCGTTTCGATATCAAGGAAAAACCTTTCTTTCAAATAGTCAATGATTTTAGGCTCTATTACCTTACCTGCAATCGTATAAATAGAATCTGTGAACGGTTCTTCGTAAGTCCTTGTCATTTCGCACCACGTCGCAAAAGGCGTTTTCCATGTGTTCAGACCCAGCACTGAAGCAAACCGCGTCGCCGTCATTTTCTTGAATTTTTTCGGTAGTTTATCAAGTTCAATGTGCTTATCGACAAATCTCATCATGCACCTGCTTCAGCAATCTTTTCGCCGATTTCTTTCAGTAGGCCGTCAGCTGCTTTTTTCGTCATTCCAGCTTTGATTTTTGCGACAACTTCAGCGATATAACCTTCATGATCGACACCCGTATCACGAAGCTTTTTAAGGCCTGCTTTGATAGCGTTTATCTGTGTGGTGGTACATTCTGCCTCTTTATCGCCTGAACCGGTCAGTTCTTTGACGGCCTCATCACGATCTTTTGCTGTAGCAGGTGGTTTTCTGCCGGCTTTTGGCTTTTCTTGTTTTTCTTCATCGTCTTCGCCGATTGTCGGTTCTATAGCGTCGCTTTCGACAATGTCTAAAACAAGTTGATATAAATATCTGCGCGCATAAGTGATTTCAGATCCTAACGCTTGCATTTGGTTCATCTTGCGTTTACCTTCCGCTGAAATGATATCCAGTTGTTTCATTTCAAAGCCGAAACAAATACATTCGCTGGGATCGTCAGTATTGTATAAAATACCGTTTGCAAAACCTTTGTCGAAAGCACAAACCAACAAACAACTGTATTTTGCAAACAACATGTTCGCAGTTGGTACGATATCGGCTAGTTCGAAATATTTGTATTCCGCAAAGCGGTTGATACCTGATTTCTTCACGTTTGAATTTGCAAACTCCATTCGAACCATTTGCAATTTTTTGTAAACATTCATATCACTGTAATTTTCTGTTTTTGCTGTAGCCATTTTTTCAACTTCCTTTCGCTTCTTCTTAGTTTTTTGAGTGTTGCCGAGGAAATCGGCGATTCTTTTTTTCGCAAGATCGATATAAAACGATCGATCAATGTCTGCTATCTTCAAGCAGTTTGTATTATCGACGTAACAGTGTTCAGGCACGTCGGGCATTTTGTGAAGCCTACCGTCCTTGACCTTGTAAATTAGCCCGTATTTCTGATCCTTGACTGCATAAACCCTGTTAACACGCTGAACAGTGATTTGATCATCACCGACCGCCCAAACTGTATTTTGAAATGTCCCCCCCGGTTTTACAGATCATCTGAAAATCAAAAATGTTTTCGGCTTTATTGATCGTATCTTCGACCGGAACAGAGTTCATGAAATATTCGACTATGGCTTTATGGACGATAATAAGAGAATTGTTTTTAAAGCTGCCGCCCTGCCACAGTGAAACATAACCGCCCTTTGTGTTTATTTTGCGCTTATCTTCCTTCGTGAACGTTTTAACCCCGTCCCGAATCAAATACGTCGCGCCAACCTGTACGATGTAGTTATTAACGTCCTTCTGCGCTATGCGGTGTATCTCTGTATACTCCATATTTAACCGGGTCCGCTGTTCCCATTCTTCAACAATTTTGTTGATCTGCTTTTCATTAGCTACTGGAAACTTAATCATCAGCCCGTCAGTGTTGGATTGAATCAGGCTAAAACCTTCGACGTCTTCGAGCTTTTCAATCAAATCGGTCAAAAGCAGCTGGCCTGTAATACAGATATGGTTTGCCCCCCGCGGATCATAAAGAGGATTGTATTGATTTTTCATAGCTCCATAAGTGCTATTTAAAACCAACTTTAATGCCCCTGCTGTTTCGTCGTCGCCCTCGTGCTTTGCTTTTATGCGGGTATTATAAACATTCGTATAACCTTCTGCGCTCGGTATGGATCTCGAAATATAACCGTATTCCAACATCATCGACGGATAATAGCTGCCGACGTCGATATCGACGATTTTCATTTCTTCTGTAGACTGATCAAAATAATTTTCCCTTGCCCCATGAATGCCGCCCCAGCCGTAAACATGCTGCACACCTGCGATATCACACTTTAATTTTTCGTTGTAGTCGATTTTTCTGAAAAACTCGATCGGCTCACGATATTTATTTAATATCAATTCGCCCGGTGGATCGTATTCGAATTCGTCATTGTAATCGGCTCTTCTCGCTTCGAGATATGTCGCTGTAAGCTTCGGATTAGTTAAAGACAGGGAAATGCTCGCGTCTATACTTTTCAATCGTCCTACGGCGATTTTGCCGTCTAAATAGCTTTTTCTTTTATGGTAGAGTTTAACGCTGTTTGATACGTCAGTCTTACAGTAGAAAATAACTTCTTCGACTTCTTCCGCTGTCAGTTTTCGCTTGATGTTGAAGTCTATCGACGATTCTACTATTGGTTCACACATGTTCCCTTCTATCGCTTTCAAAGACAGTCCCTTATCGGCGATATCGTCCCGCAAGTCAAAGCTCTTAAAAAGCTTTCTTTGAAACTGTACGAAGGGGAATTCCCAACCGTTACAGTGCTGCTGAATAATAAAATCGTTATGAGCTTTTACTATTTCAGGATCAGCACCGGTTAACATTGATTGCGTAACCCAATCATCATAATGCTTATTATTGAAACCGCCGAAAATCAAACCGTGATTGAGCATGAAGCGTTTCAAACCAACATTGTCGTTATGAAAAACAACGATTTCTTTTTCCTCTAAGTCAGAGAAAACAACAAACCAATCATGCGCGAAAACCTCAATGTCATAAATATAAATTTTCATTTTTTATCCTTAATTTGTGCCGAAAGTAAATCTTCTGATGTGAATCGATTTTCTAACTGCTCTACTGAATAGTCAGGTCTAAATTTATATTCTATGTTGTTATCCATTTTCAAAAGCTTTTCCCAAAGGTCAGGATAATATCTTCGTAAATTTCTTAGCTCACCGATTCGCTGAAGCGGACAACACCAACAAGAAACACGTCTAAACCTTTCATAAAGCCCCGACCAATCAAAACCCCTTTTGTAACAATATCGGAGTGCTTGATCTTCGGTAATACCCCAATCGAACAACGGGTGTATTGTGTTTTTAGAAATACCTTCATGCCGTTTTGGTTCGTCAGCTGCTATTCCAATATATTGAACATAATTACCGACGCCCATGTCACGAAGATACCTCTTTGTCGGCTCTTGTTTCAACAATCTTGTACACCAACGCACCCACATGCGCGGCCAACCATAACCGACACTTCCAACGTTTTTACCCTTATTTTTGATATGTTCAGAAAAATAATATTCAAAAGATTTTTCAGCCTTTATTCTTGTGATTTTTCTTCCTGTGTATTTTTCTACTTTGTCGATATGAGCGTACATCTGCGGAAATTCCATACCAGTATCACAAAAAATAATTTCATCTACAGTCATACCTTGCTCTAACATCATTAAGAGCATTGCGGTACTGTCTTTACCTCCACTGAACTGAATAACGTGTTTCAATTTCTCACCCCTCTCTGCGCTCTTTGATATTCTGAAACATATTCATTGAAAAGTTTTTCGTTGAAATCGCTGAAGCCTGATAAAGCCCTGTAGATATCCTTTTCAACTGTCCCTTTGGTTAGGAAATGAATGTAACTGCATTTTTGCGTTTGTCCGTTCCGGTGTATGCGATCACGGCTTTGTTCTAAAATGTTTGATCGCAGCGTCGGTTCGTAGTAAAGGATCGTATCAGCTGCAAACAGGTCAATACCTTGACAGCCACTGACATACTGACAGACTATTACGCGGATTGATTCATCAGCCTGAAATTCTCTCCATACGCTCTTATTTTTCTGCCGTCCGTCTAATACTATCGCTTTCAGCTTTCGTTTCTTCAGCAGCGCTGAAATGTTGTCAATGCTTCTCGTGAATTCTGCAAAGATGACAAGCTTTTTATCAAACCCGTCTAAGAATTCATCAAGTGCGTTGATTTTTTCACACTTCAGTTCAACCGCTTCCCCGGTGTCGTCTATCAGGAATCCGCTTGCAATCTGACGAAGTTTTGTAAGCTTAACAAGTGGATTATCAGCGACGAATTCCATTTCAAGGCTTGCCGAATGTTTCGCGATACCCTTATAAAGCTTTTTGTCCGGAAGCTCCAGTTCGATAATCTCGTCCGGAAGTTTGTCAGGCAGATCAAGACATTCGTTTTTCGTAACCCTGTACGAATACTGATCAACAATTTCTTGTAATTCACTGATTTTTCGATACCTGTAAGGCTTATGAAACTGATCTAATAAAGCATACTTATCGAGAAATTCGTAATAAGTACCCTTCCCGCCGTCAGTCAGCCTGAAGATGTTACTGTAAACCCTGCTGCCGACTAAATACGGATCAAGAAAACAAATCAAAGACCAAAAATTTTCAAGTTGTCCGTTTGATATCGGTGTACCTGTCAGCGCGTATCTGTATTTTGCCTGTACTGCAATCTTCAAGATGAACGCAGCCCGCTTTGAAGTCCGATTCTTGATACTGTGAGCTTCGTCAATCACGATAGAGTCATACTGCCGATCGTAAGGATTGAATTTGTTTCGGTCATACCGCCAAACTTTGTCATAGTTGATGATTTCAACATGAGTTTTCAGCCTGATCTGCGATTCAGTGTCGAACATCTGAATATCTCGATCCCATGATCCCATTACTGACTTTGGGCAGATTACAAGAGCTGTTTTAATGGCCTTTGATTTTATAAGCTCATTTAACCGCGTCAGTGTCGGTATTGTTTTGCCTGTTCCCTGCTCCATAAAGAGCATGAACGAATCCAGCGATCGAAGGTATGCGAGTGCTGTTTTTTGATGTTCGTAAAGCTGCATTAGAAAAACCTTGCGAACATTAGACCTAGAACAAAGCCGATAATGAAGATTGATACTTCAATCCACCAATACCAAAGACAAGCCCAAACATAAGCACCAACACCACAACGTGGATATTTCATACTAAAGCACCTGCCTTTTTCCATTTATTAAACGCTTTGACGTTCTTTGGATCTGCGTAAAATCTGCGGATAGCTTCGGCTAAACGATCTATGCTGTTCGCTTGCAGCCGACCGACGGTTTCAACTCTTATTTGATTTTTATTCATTGGCCTCACTTCCTATTTGATTAAATTTGTAAAACCTTGCGCGTGTAAATCCCATTCGACGCTGTATGATTTCAACGTCATAGTTATCGGTTACATAACGGGAGAACGACCGCGCCGTTACTGCTACCCTTTTATTCTTACGACAGTAACGCTGATACTGTTCATACAGGTATTCTTTCATGATCATTTGACATTCAGTGTTTTGAATAAAAGCCTGTATAAACTCTGTGATTGTTTTATTTTGGAATACCCTGCTGCCAGTCATCGGTATTCTGAACAGCTGACAGATAAGAGGCAGTTTATTTTTAGGGCATTCCTTTAAGATCAGCGCGATTTCCATTATCTGCTCATATGTAAGTTTTTCAGGATCATACGCCGCCTTTTCAATCGTACCCATTACTGACGCCCCTTTCTCTAATAGCTTTATCAAAACAATCGTGGTATAATTTTTATGGTTTGGTTTTTAATTGGCAGCTTTCGAGCTGTCTTTTTTTGTAACCCTAATTGCATTATGCAACTCAAAAGGCAAAAAAAAGTTCATAATACTCTTGTTCTGTTAGCTCCAACAGCTTCCCTAAAGTTTCTGCTTCTTCTAAAGTTATAGGACGTTTACCACTTAATTTTTGGCTAACTGTTGGCGTTGCACAGTTCCACGCCTTTGCTAGATCCGATTGAGTGAAACCTCTTTCAGTCAATCTACCTCTGATTTTATTAATAGCGACCATTTTCTCACCCCCTTTCTTTTAATTGCGTAATGCAATTTGCTTTTTCAATATAACACAGTGTTTTTATTTTGTAAATAGCACAATGCAATTATTTTTTTGCTTTCTTGTCTTTTAGTTGCACCTTGCAAGATTTAATGATATAATTTAACTAATGTTTTAGAAAGTGAGGTGACACTCTG